GTTTTGATAAATCAAAATCCTTTAACGCGTTTGCGCCTTTTGTTTGATATGTGTTAATGTTCTTTTCCATTACTTACAAAATTACATTTTATTTTTCAATTGATAACACCGCCAATTTTTCATCATCTGATAAAATAACACCCGCCGTGATGATTTTATTCAATGCATCCGCGCGGGTGTTCAATACGTTTGCCTTTTTTTCCTCATCATCTTGCAAAACGGGCAAATGTGAGAAATCCGCTTTGATTGTGATTCCCTCTTTTGACAATCCCAATTGATGCGCCATTGTGTCATACATTTGTTGCGTTTCGGGAATGATTGTATCCGTGTAACACATACGAATCGCATTTTGAACATTGGCGAATGTCGAACCTTTAACAGATGAAAAAATGTCGTAATTCAATCCATACGCATCAATTATTGCGACCTTATCCGCGTCTAATTCCTCAAATAATAGCAAATCTTTTGTTGGAAAACTCATTGGTTGCCATTGAACGTTTGATTCCGTTATGATAATTTCGTCTTTTGAACGATTATACCAATCTTTTTGTATTTCCTTTTTTTCATCCGCATCCATTGGAATCGCGCCCCCGATATCCGATTTTTGGGCGGATAAAATACCGATTGAACCGATATTTTCCAATAATACATTCCTTTTGTTGTATGATGCTTTTATGTTGGATAATGGAAATTTTAATGCTGAAATTCGCGATGTTGGTTTGATGATGTTCATTCCATCGGTTGTTGCCAAATACACCATGTCACCAACTTCAATTGTTTCAATCGAATTATCATCATATTGAAATTTATAATCATTGATTAATCCATCAATATCCATTTGTTTCAATGTTTTACCGCTTGAATTAATTTGAACTTTATTTGATGGTAATGGAACAAATAAATTTCTTGAATCAAATGAACGTTTTGGGCAATAACCAAAGGAATTTGAATATAATGCATCATTCACGGATAATGAATAAACAACATCACTCCATGATTGCATTGAATTTGGTTTTGCAACCATATCCAAAAACCAATGTTTAGTGATTTCAATTCCGTTTTTATCATACAATTTGGGAACATTTGATGCCATCATTGATGCGCGTTTATCAATAACCGCCCTTAATTCTGGAATAGTTAAAAATAATTCCCATGCGTTATTGGTATCAATCCAAATTGCGCGTTTAACGCCCCAAAATTGGTTCATTGTTGGTAATAGTTGATTGAAACGATTGATGAAACGATTTCCATTATCATCGTTATCCTTTACACCAAAAAATGATTCCCAAAAATTTAATTCCATGTTGTTGTTTTTTACAAATTTACATTATATTTTGAACATTGATTGAACAAAAATTGCCAATCCCGCCAAACAATCTGGTGCATCATCATTTTTGTTTTTACCCTCTTTGCTAAATGATAAAACATTTTGAATAAATTGTTCACATTCATTTGTTCCCGTTTTAATAAACATCATTGAATTTTGGATGAATGCCGAATTCATGATGATACGGGTTATTTTGTTTGTTGTGTTGTTGACTTGCAAAACCTTTGTTTTGGTGTGCAATTGCAATTGTCGGGAAAACATCGCCCCCATTGAATTGGATTCAACACGAACGTATTTTGCGCCCCATTTGTTCAACATTCCCGCGCATAAAGGAATGGAAACATCGGTATTCGCGCGGGTGAAAACGTAATCAACCAAAAACAATTGGTTTTTTATCAATGCACAAACCGCCATTGACGTATAGTCCGCCCCTTGGTCGCTTACATCAATATAAGCCATACAACCATCAATGGGTGATGTTCCATCCGCTTTTGTATTTAATCGAATGAATTCATCAAATTCATCCTTTTCCATGTAGCGCAAATCTGAAAATAAACGCCCTTTTGAATCAACGGGTTGTTGTTGGTATTCCGCCAACCAAATTTCATTGGCGGTTCGTTTACGCTTTTCAATATATTCATCCGTTGACATTACCGCGGTACAAAATGTTTCATCATTTTCATCCATGGCGGAAACCATGATTGATTTTTCATACACGTTTTGTTCCATGTTTCGCCCAATCACATCGTTGATTGACCAACGCGTTCCAATGTCAACCCGCGCACATCCCGTTTCGAAACGTGAATCATGCGTTGATTCTTTCCATTGGTGTATTCTATCATTTACCGTGTCACTTAACGCATCTTCAATTCCGCGGTACAAATCATCTGTAATTGCAACTTTTGATGCACCAAAACCAATAATTGTTCCGCCAACACCCGCGCCAAAGTACCCAACTTGTTTTGATTGGTTTGTGTTCCAACCTTGCAAATTTGCCTTATCATCGGATAAACGAACACGGGGGAAAATATCATTGAATTTTTCGGATTTTACGATTTGCCGAACATCATACGAAAATTTCAAATACAATGTTGCGGTGCATGTGTTGCGCATGATTGATTCGGTTGGGTTGTTTCCTATCATCCAACCGCAAAATAATGAAGTAATATAAGATTTTCCCGCGCGGGGCGGTAATGATGCGGATAATGATTTAATTTTTCCATCCGCGATTTCTTGCAATCCATCCGCGATTTCTTTTAAAAACGGGCGTGATTCAAAAAATTCCCTATCATAATGCAAACAGAATTCCCAAAACACACGTTTCGCCAATTCAAATTTCAGTATTTGAACTAAATGTTCTTTTTTAACTGAATTATTCGCCATTTTCCGCCAATAATTTTTGAATTTCTATTGTTGAAAGTTCGGATAAGTCGGGGCGTTTATCATTCAAATCAATTTCGGTTCGTTCAATGTACCCACGTTTGCGACCTTTTGTTTTTAAATAAAAAATGATTGCGGTTGTGTCGGGTTCTTTTTTGTAAACAATGCCATCATCCGTTTTTGAATGAATACCATCAATTTTTTGAAATAGTTTTGATTCTACAAAATCCAATGCGATTTCACCGATTTCATCAACTTGCTTTTTGAAATCCGCATCATTGTCCATCCATTGATAAAATTGGGTGCGTGAAAATCCCAATTGATTGCATGTACTTGTGATGTTTCCCAAATGAAATTCCAACGCTTCTAAAAAAATCTTTTTATTATCGTTCTGTTTGATTTTTTTGGTGATTAAATCTTTTCGAATTTCCCCCTTATCGTTTATGGCTTGTTTGTTTGGATGAACTGTTTTCATTTTTCATGTGTTTTTATAATTTCAAATCCAAAAATCAAAAACGAAAATGAAAATGTTGTTGTTTCCATTTCGTTATCAATGGCAAACAATATTGTTGGCAACAAAACGAAATATGCATATTCGTTTCTTTTGTATAATACGTCAAAATGAAATGTTGTCATAATTGATGTTGTTATTCATGGTCAATGCACCAAATAGGTGTGTTTATTCCAAAGTTACAATTTAAAAATGATGATGTGAAAAAATCGGTTGCATCCCATTGTGAAAAGTGATTTATCTTTTGAATCTGTTTGATGCATTTTTTTGATGAATAGATTACTTTTCCCGAACTTTTGCATGTTCCAATGATGCATGAATCAAAATCACACGAAACAACGCGTTGAAAAGAATCATCTATTTCAAACGCATCATCCATTTATTCGGTATGTCAATAATAAATACATGAAATAAATGATTGTGATGGCGGTAACTCTTATTGTTGACATTCCCATTGATTTGGTATTTCGAAACCATTTTTTGATGTTGAATCCATCTAAATGGGGCAAAAAAACAAGTATTGCGCGGTCAACGAAATAAACCGAAACAAAAATTGGCAACAATATGAAACCAATGAACATTTTTAATTTTTTATTTTTCATTTTTTGATTTGTTAAAGTGAAAAAAAACGTTGGCGGGTGAAACATCGCACTTTTCATGGCAGAAACAAAAAAATAGAATCCCGCCAACGTTCAAACCTAAACATCAACACAAATATATTAATTTTCGTGTGAATACGGCAACAATAAAATTCGGTGAAAATCACCAATGGTTTCAAAATTTAATATTCCGATTCCAGAACGGCGCAATTGATGCACAAATTCATCCAAATCAACACAACGTTCAACCATCACCCCGCGGATTAAATCGGTTTCAAATTCTGGTGTGAATCCAACTAATTTTTCCCCGTTGGTTAATTTGCAAATGATTTGTGCAATGTCAATTTTGGATGGTGTTTTATGCAACATTTGATTTTGATTTTTTTGGTTTGGATTCCTTTTTTGGTTTGTTCAACGCTTCAATGAACTTTTGATTGTGTTGCGTGATTGCGGTGTTGTGTGCATTCAAACAAACAACTTTGATGATTTCACGTTGTTCACGGCTTAATTTTGACGAATTCGACCAAATCGCACCAATGTTTTCCAAAAAGAAATCCGCGGTTAATCTGTTTTCATTCATCATTCGTGATGCCCAATTTGATTTGTATCGTTTTTCTGGTGCTAATTCGGGGCGTGATTCGATTTCAATTCGCATTTGCGTGATTTGCGCATGTAACGATGTTAAAAAGAATTTATCTTTTAATAGTTCATCTATTGTTTCAAATTCAAAAAATTTTGGTGTTTTCATAGTTTTTTTATTAAATTTTTCAATTTCATCAACGCGTTTTTGTTCCATATCTTTTGCATGTTGCAAACGGTCTTTTAAATGTTGTTGAATATCTTGTTCCCTTGTCATTTTGTTTCGTTTAAATTATCGTTTATATTTCCAATTATTTCCACTTTTAAAGAATTCATTTTGTAAGCGGATTTGAATGGATTTCTATTTATTATATCCGTTCCGACCGCATCCGCAACATAAAAAAAACCACATCTTTTGCCCAACCATTGAACAACTGCAAAATGCGTTGAATAAAACATTTTATCCGATTTAACCATATCACCATCAAAAATGTTTGTTCCGTTTTTATCCACCATTCCCGTGAATTGGCAAATACTTTTTGAATCAATTATTGGTGCATACAACTCTGTTTTTCCGAATTCATAAATGCAATAATTTCCATCGTTCAATTTAACCAATGAACCATGAACCCATTTTGGATTGTCAATTGTTTTTGCTTTAAATAAATAATTTTTCATTTTGATTGTTCTAATTGTTCGTAAAATAGTCTTTTTTTGGTTGGCAAATCTGTTAAATTCAAATCAACATGTTTACCAAACACAAATGATTGCCTTTTTTCTTTGATTTGATGCGGTTGTGTGCATTTTATCATTGAAAGCGATACGATTGTAAAGATTAATGTTTTTTTCATGTTTAAATCGCTTGTTTTTTAATAATCCAAAATGAACCAAATTTGATTCCGTTGTATAAAACCATCAATGATTGATGTTTAATCACTGCGCATGGAAATGGTCGGTGAATCCAAAAAATTGATTTATCAACATCCAGAACAAACAACAATGTTTCAATATCCTTTATTTGACGAACAAAAACCATGTTTTTTGAACAATTATCACCAATTTGAATTGGTTTTTTGATTGCAAACGGTTTTTTTTCACATGCGCATTTTCCGCAAACATGGCGAAATGTTCCATCTTTTCGTTTGAATGAACATTTTGTGATTTGGTGTTTTTTACAAATTTCCATGGTTATTTTTTTGAAAGTAAGTAATTCAACATTTTCAATTGTTCTTTCATCGGTTTCAATTCCGATTTCAACAATTTTGGTTTTTTCGTTCCAATAATCTTTTCCGTGAATGCGATTTTATGAATTGTTTCATCACGTTGTTGATTTATGAATTGTTCGGTTGGGTTTGTTTTCAGATAGTAAATGCACAACTTTAAAAATCTGGATTCATCCCCCGCCTTTTTTAATTGGCGGGGCGTGAAATCATTTCGTTTGGAATGTTCGGATTGAATCGCGTTGATTGAATCGCGGATTTGGTCAATTGTTTTCATTTTCGGCGTTTTTTATTTCAATTGACAATTCATTGACTTGCATTTTTAAATCATGCAATTTTTGCGCTTTTTGCGCTTTCAACTTTTCCGCCATTTCTTGTTTGTTGATTCCTAAATAATCATTCACAAATTCAGTATAAAAGACAATCAACGCGTTTATTTCTGAAATGGTCAAATTGTACGGAATTTTTATCATTCCAGAATACAACGAAATTTCAATTTCTTTTTTCCATTCATTCACGGGTGAAAAATAAATTGCCATTGTTTTGAAATTGTCATTCGTATAAATTCCAATGTTGACGTTTTCATTATTAAAATCATTTCGTGTTCCTTGTGAAAGTTGATTTTCTTTTGCGATTTCAACGCATTGATTCGCTAATTGTACTAATTGTTTTACTTGCTTGTTCATGATGTTTGATTTTGATGGTTTATATTAAAGATTTGATTAAAAGTTCGATTTTTTCCATTGTCATTGTTGGCAATGTGATTTCACGCGTTGTTTCGAATTCATGCATTTCACATGTTCCATCCATTTGAATCCAAATGTCGATTTGGTCACAATTTAAAATGAACCAATCCATAAAATCCCCGCGTGATTTTGTTGATGATAATTTGAAACCTAGTTGTTCCAATTGTTCCCGTGTAAAGTTGTAAAATGCCATTTTTTATGTTTTTTTAAATGTTTCTGTTTTCAAATATAGTTTTTAAATACAATATAACAATAGCAAAATGAAAATAATTTAAAATAAATATAACATTAAAACAAAAAACCCACGTTTCCGCGGGTTTCGTGATTAAATTATTTTTTACTTTTTTACTTTGAATTGATAAATTTTCCGATTTTTTCCATTGTTGTGGAATGCAAACCTTTTGATTCATCACCCGAATTCATGTACAACCACAATTGGTTTTGATGAACGCCAGAACCACGGGCAAACGCGTTCAAAGTTAGTTTTTTCTTTTCCATTGATTCGGAAATCATTTTGCGCGTTAACGCATTAATGTTTGACAAGTCTTTTGAGGTCATTTTATCCGTTATTTGAATTAATACCCATTAATTCCATTTTCCATGCTTCTAATGAATTAAAACATTGCGTTTGTCCATTCTTATCAACGAACAATCGACCGCGCAAATTAACATCAACGGAAACGGTATCACCGATTTTGTACATGTTCAATAAATCACATTTATCATTCGCAAATTGAATTTTTAAATGTTGCGGGTATTGCTCCAATGTTTCAACGATAAATTCACGCTTCGCATATTTTTCTGTTACTTGGTTTTTATCGCCAATTGCGTATAAAACACCATCAATTTTTGTGTTTGACATTTTTTCTGTTTTTTTAAATTTGTTCAAAAATTAAATCATAATATTCACGCGCCATTTCAACGCGCTTTTTGATTTTTTCAATTACCGCATCATCTTTTTTGATGATGTATTGTTTCACCCTTTTTTCAATTGGAATTTGCGAATAGGTGTTTATTTCGCGAATTCTGGATTCAATCATTGTTTCGATTTCAGATTGTGACATTTCCGCGAATTTCGGATTTCCTAATGAACGCCAAATTTCGCGTTGTATCATGTCAATCAACATTTGTTCGGGTGTATCTGTTAAAACAAACACCAATTCACATTCATTGCGCCCCGTTAACCACATGTATGTTTGCATTTGATAGAAATATGCCTTTGTCGGGTTTTCATCCTTAAACCATGGGAATGTTAATCCATCCCATGATGATTTGACATCCGCCAACAATGTTGGTGTCAAAACATCTGGTTCGCCACAAACCCATTCATTGAACAATCGTTTTTTGTTTTCCGTAACATCAAACCATCCCAAAACTTCGGATGCCATTTCAATTGAAATTGGTTCATTTTGAATTCCCTTTTCCATTTGCTTTGTCGAAAAATCCTTTTCAATCCCATATTTATCAAACAAAACAATTTTTTGGATTTCTTTTTTTCCCGTTTCTGAAAGTTCGGGTTTTGCATCGCGTTTTGCGGTTAAATCCGCTATTTTATCCAATTGCGGTTGTGTGTAATGCGGTTTGTCCAATAACTTGTTCAATTCATCCAATTGCTTTTCGGTTATCGGTTTACGCGGTTTTCCGTTTTCCATTATTTCGTTTGGAAAATCACGAATAATAATCAATTCATCAATTTTTTTTGATTGTGAATCGGAATATTTCGGGCGTTCTAAAAGTTCATTTAATTCATTCAATTGAATTTCCGTGATTGATGTTTTTGAATTTTCCGCCATGATTGCGCCAACAGATGTTGCGCGAATAATTAATTGATGTTTCATATTTTTGATGTTTAAATTGGTTTTTTGCAATATTAATAATTTATTTCAATATAATCACACATTCATTTCGTCAATTGTCAAAATTTGTTGTTCGTTCAAATCATATTTGGTTTTAATGTACTCTTTTGTGTATTCATTTGATTGAATCCCACCAACGGCGCGAATAAATTGTTTTTCATTCAACTTTGGTTTTTCAACTTGTGTTCCCTTTTTTGCAATCTGTTTTGGTGCGCCAAATCCATCCGTGTCGCAATCCGTAACGATTCCCAAAATTGATGAAAGCGCGTATCTTTTCAATGTTGTGATTTGACTTCCCAGAACTTGCAATTTGTTCATTTTCATCAATTCCATTTCGGGGAAAATGTCGATTGAACTTTGTATTTTTTCACCGCTTTCAATGTGAAAAATAATTGTGATAACAGAACCGCCAACAATCGGTTGCGTGAACCCCAAACCCACTTGTTTCAAAAATGGCGCGATTTGCGCAACGATTGTTGCCATGTCCGCGTATTTATATCCATGTCCTTTTGTTTGTTTCTCTATTACGGGGCAAAGGTTTTGAAATTCCGCCAATGCTTTGTATAAATTCAACGGGTTTTGATTTGATGATGCGGGTGTTTGTTGTTCGATGATTTCCATGATTAAAAGTTTTTTGAAAATAAATAAGTAATGTAACAAATAGAAAATACCATTGTGACCGCCAAACAAATCAATGACAACGCCATGAATTTTTCATATTGCGTTAAATGAATGTATTTGCCGGGGCGTTGTTCATCTATTTCATCATGGTTTATGAATTCGGAAACCATGGATGAATCGGTTGGTGCAACAAATGGAACATCCGATTTTTCCACCTTTTGTTCTTTCATCTTTTGTTCCCATGCTTTCATTGCGTTTTCATCCAATTCAATCACCTTTGTTGATTTTCGCATTTGTCGTTCCAATAACGTTTCACGTTTTCCAATATCTGGTGCATCAAAATCAAATTCCATTGCGGTTTCACATTTCGGTGTTCCCGTATTTAATAACCCACCGCCCAATTCAATTGGTTGAATTTTTCGTTCTTTAACTTGAAATGTTCCATTTGCTTTTCGCATACGCAAATCTATTTGATAACGTTTCAATTTGCTTTCAATGGCGTTCACAACTTCAATTGATGGAAATGCGCCAATCCAACGATGTTGTCCAATGCCAATTTTAACAATAATATTCAATTCTTTTAAAACGGTAACAACTTGTTTTGAACAATTAAATCGTTCCGCAATTTTTGATGTTGAAACCGTTGAATCCGCATCCAATTGCGCTTTCAATTCCTTAATAAAACGCAAATAGATTTCGCGCTTCAAATGCTTTGGGTGTGAAACCCTTTTGTTTTTTGTGTTCATGTTTATTTATGTTTATTGGTTTACTTATTTGAATTTTTGATTCGAACATATTTTGAACGAACTTTAAATTTTTCGGAAATTGTCATTGAATCATATTTTTCAATTGATATTCCAACGGCATCACAAATGATGGCGTTTAATTCTGGAATTGATTTTGATGTTTTCATGATTAATCAATTATTTTTTCATCAATTGAAACAATTGTTGTGTCAATATGAAATTGTTCATCACATTCACCGCAAAAATCAAATTTTCTATCTTTTTGATTATTTGACATTTTTAAAAATTCTTTGTATTCGGATTTTGTCATTTCAACAACTTTTGTCATTTGAAATGTTTGCGTTTCCGTGTATGTGATTTCAACTTTCATAATTATACTATTTTTTTGTGCGTTTCTGGCTTCAAATCTAAAAATTAAATACAATATAACAACAACAAAATGAAAATAAATTAAAAAAATATAGGAAATAATTTAGGACATCAATGATGGCGCGGGTTTTGAATCACAAAAATTTTTCAATTCTTTTGTTGATTTCTTTGTATTGTTCAATTAATTCAATCAATTCATGTTTCATGTAATGCCGTTTTTCATGCCGTATTGATTCCAAACGCATCAATTCATCCGTTCCAATCCTTTGTTCAATTCCAATTCGGTATTCATGCGGATTTGAACCCAAATGTTGATTGCAATGCACACATTGACCGTGAACATTCGTTGGTTCGAATCTTAAATTTCCGTAAACGCCAACGCTGAAAAAATGCCCCGCATCATATTTGATTTGTTTGGTTAAAATCGTTTCACATGAAATGCATTTTTTGCCCAAATCACGCAAACGAATGTATTTGTTGAATATGATTTGCAATTCATTTTTGTAATGGCTCAAATTCGGCGTTGTTTTCAGATTTTCAACCATTATTTTTTTTCTGGTGTGCCAATTCTTTGATTCTTGAATTTTGTGTTTTTTCAACTTTTCCATTGCATCAACAAATTTGCAATCGGTGTTCCAACAATATTTTTCGAATGATGAAAATTTTGGTTCGAATTTTTCACCGCAATTTTTGCATTTTGCCATAATATCAACTTATAGGTTTATTATTTTGTGTTTATAACGTTACCTAACTGACATTAAAACGTCAGTTAGCTTTTCATTAGCACCAATACTACAATCCCTTCATATAATTAACTTCTGTTTCCTTTTCGCCTTTCAAAGCGTTTTTAGCATATTCATAAGCCTGTCTAACTTGTCTATCGTGGCAAGTAACACCTTTGCTACTGTTATGAATATTTGAAGTTATCCGTAAGGCTTCAATAATCGTTTCCAATTGAAACTTATAAATTGTTATTTCTTCCATTCTATTTATATTTAAGTTAATTAATCCGTACTGGTGCTAACAGCGTATAAAAGCCATTGAAAAAACGGCTCTTATACGCAAAACGTTATAAGCCATTTTAAGACAACACCCATTCTAAAGTTAATAATTCAGCATTTCGTTGATGTAAATCACTAAAGAAATCCGCATTGTATTCTTCCGAAACTCCACCATATTTCTCCTTATTTTCGTTTCTTTCTTTGTGCATTTCGTCAATGTCGTTTTTCAAATCCGCAATCTTTTTTTCTATTTCTTCTTTTGATTTCATTTTAATTAATATTTGTGAAGAAAAAACGGCTTATAACAGCACCTAAACGCAAAAAGGGTTTAAGTGCTTCGTCTGACAATCTTTTGGTTAAATAACCTGTGTTCATTCTATTTATATTTTGTGGTTAAAATCCCTTTCTGCGTTTAGCTGCTCAACGTTATAACACAGTTTGCTCGTCAATAAAGTATTTGCAATTCTTTTCGGTATTCATCTCTTTATATCGGCATTCAGCTTTAAATCGGCAGTTATCGCAAACCGATTTTATAACAGTAGGTTGGTGCAATTTACTTAATATTGCATCTGCGATAAGTTCAAAATTATCTTCGTGTATTGCTTTTTCAGTTCTACTACGGTCAACATAACCACCGTACTCATTTAATAATTCTACAATTTCTTTCTTCGTTATCATAATCTTTCTTTTTATATTCGTAAACTTCACCAACCTACATGACGTTATAAATTAATTACTTTCTTTTCCTTTTGGATTTTCACACCAAATAATCATTTTTTCAAAATATATTTTGATGGCGATTTTGTAACATTCAGAAATCACCGCATTTTCATTTTCTTTTGGTATCCCCAACGCATCCAAAAATGCTTTTTTCTTTTCAAATTCCGCGCGGTTAATTGATTTTTGATTTTGAATATTATGTTTCATTTTTTCAACGTTTTCAATCGCTTCAATTTTGATTTTGGCTTTTTGTTCGTTGGTTAAAATATCGGGGAATTTATCACGTAAAGAATCATAAACGAATCGCGGGTTGGTTATTCCAAAATCCAAATGATTTGTTTGTTTAAAATATTCGAACATCGGTTGAATAATTGTTTGCCAGAATTCCAATTGAATTTGTTTTATTTCGGCTTGTGTTGCTTCATTCTTTTCATTCAATTCCTTTTGTTGAATTCGCATCAATTCCGCACCAACTTTTCCACGCATTTCCATGTATGAATTCATGATGTTTGCAAAATACAATGGTGAAAAATTCCCAAAATGGTTTGTTTCGCATGGGAATTGTTTTTTGATTGCTAATTCGAACGCAATTTTTATTTCATCCGCCGTGAAATGTGAATAATTATCACGAATGAATTTTAATAATACCGCCGTTTCGATTTTATTGGGTATTTGTTCACCTTTTATGCCAACCAAGGTGAAAACATACCGCAACGACTGAAAAATTGGTTCATCATCATCTAAATGACGAATTTTCACACCAAATTCAATTGCGTTTGCAATCTGGTTATTTTCCGAATTCTCGAATCGCTTGTTCCCGTGATTCTTGTGTGTTGGTAGATTTTCCATTGATGTTTGTTTTTTGGTTTGTTATCCATTCATTTTTGAAACCCGCCCAACTATTTTGAACGCATAATTTCAATATTTCATTAAAATCCACATTTGGATTTCCTTTTTTTACCTCAAAGATAAAAGAATTAAATGCGGTTTTTGTATTCACCGATTTTTTTGCTTTTCGAACCATCAACCATTCATCGACCAATTCAGAATCAAAACCGTATTTGATTAATTCGTTTCTAAAATTATATTTTGTTTCTTTTTTTAAAAGAATATCACTAACAGTTACATTAACAGTTCCATTTACAGTTGAATTTGTTGGAATTTGTTCAACAAATTCAACATGTGTTGATTGTGTTACATTTTGTTTACGTTTGTTGGCTGAAATTGTCCCCGCTTGTGAACGTTTTTCACGCATCGATTCCCATTTAACCAAATCGCGTTTGAATTGTTGTTTGATTGGCTCAAAAAGAACATCCAACAACAAATCATCAACAACGGGATTTTCATCATTGACATACGCCAAAATTAATTTGAAAAGTTTTCCCGCCGTTTCATCTGGTAATTTTTGCAAAACGTGTTTCAAATCTGAATACAACACGAATGATTTTTTATTTTCCGCCATGGTTTAAATGTTTGATTGAATTATGTGTGTTATTTGCTCTTTTGAATCGATTTCAACACGGGTTTCCCTTTTTACATTATATTCCATGCAAAACGTGAAATTTGACGTTAAAACGGAAAATTCACCGTTTTCATGTCCATCCATCAATTGTTGTTTTAAAACCGTGAAAATATAATTCAAATCTTTTAAATTTTCAATTGAAATGTCGATGGAAATGTTTTTAACTTTTTTCGGCATGTCAAATGGATTGATTTACAACGTTACAAAAGCGCAAATACAATTCAACGTTGAACGAACCGCCCTTGTCATTTTCAGATGATTGACCGCGCCAATGGCGAATCATTTTTGCCATTGTTGGTGTGTACGGGATGAAATCATTTTTAATTTCTTTTTTGATGTTTTTTGATTGTGCCATGATTTTGATGTTTTTTAAGTTTACAAATATAATTTTTTAGTATTATTAAACAAATTTTCGTATTAACTCGGTCGTTATTTTTAAATCCATTTCAACAAAATATTTTGCAACATCACTTGAAAATGTTCTTTTTTGTTCTTTTTGCAATTCTCTTTTGGATGTTCTTAATAAATCCAATAATAAATTGATTTCGTCTTTTGATAATTTGAAATTTTCCATTTTTCGTTTTTTAAATTGTTTCTATTTTCAAAACTAACTTTTAAATTCAATATAACAATACTTTTTTAAAAATAATTTAATTTAATATAATAAATAAAACAAAAAAACCCACGTTTCCGTGGGTTTCATGATGAATTTATTTTTTGCTTTTTTTTAAAATTCCTTTAAAATAGCCACATTTAATGTGTTTTTATTCATCAATAATAACCAGCTCAAAAATTGTTTTTCAACGTTTCGAACCAAACATGCGGTCGACCAATTTGCAATCACGGTTGAATTTGCCCCCGCGCGGTGACAATTTGCCCCAATAATATCACCATATTGTTTTCCGATTTCTTCGGCTTTCTTGTCCTTGTCATTATCACGGAAATAAGGGAATCCGCGTTTTTGTCGGTATGCCGGTTTTCCTTTGTGTAATCCATACGAATGCGAATCATAAACAATGCAATCCGCTTTCAGAACCGCACAACCCAATGAATTATATTCATCAAAATGTTCCAATCCAAATTGCCCCGCATTTGTTGTTCCGGTGCAAACCATTTTGAAAATTGGTTTCCGATCTGGAAAACATTGAAATGTGTATGCCTTATCATCAAACGCGTTGAATTCATCCTTTGCGGAACGAACCCACACATCCAAAAACCCATCCTTTGGGAATCCTTTAAATGATGGCAACGATGCAACCCGCGCCAACAATTGTTCATCGGTGTAATTTTTAACCATTTTCGTTTGTTTTATCGGTTTTTTCTACTTGCAAACCATTAACAACGGCATGTGTTCCGAACGCAAAAACAACAACATACATTGCAACGGTTGCGATTGGATTGGTAATTAATCCCGTTGCAATTATTCCCGCGCAAACGGTCGCACATTTGGATGAAAAACGCCCCCACTTTTTATTGTATGCGGGTGTTTTTGCTTTGAATCTTTGAATTATGTTCATGACGTATATTTTTCCGTTATTTTGCTTTTAAATTTTCAATTTCCGAATCATGAACCGCAACCATCTTTGAAAGATAACTATTATTTTTTGCTAATTCCTTTAACATTTCCGTTGTTTCGGCATGTTTTTTATCGTTCGTTTTAATAATCATCACTAAAATAATCCCTATCAAAAAAATGACAATTGAAAATGGAATCCAATTCCCATTCATGGTTTGTTGCGCAATTTGTTGAACTTCTAAACTATCCATTTTTAAAAAATTGTAATGAATGAATCAATTATGTTTTTTGTCGGTAACGATGCCAAATCATAATCAACAACAAATTCATTGTTTGAAATGGTTAATGGCGTTACACGGTTTAAATCAATCCCAATTGGGGCGTTTAAAATCGTTATTGAACCGAAATGTTTCATTTCAGATGAAAAGAAATCATTAAACTTTGCCAATTGTTCGGTTGTGAATTCATTTATGTTAACAAAAACCTCTTTTCCATCAATTAATCCCATGATGCAATTGGTTGTTTCGGGCGCGTTTGAACCGCTTAAAATATTTATTTTCATTATTTAGAATTTAGGTGTTTTTAATAACGCATCAACCGTGAAACCTAGTGACAATTGATTTGTAATGTTTAAATTTAATATTTTATTTGAAACGACATTTGTAAATTGGCACGTTTTTGCAATTGTACTTTTTACAAATTCACCTAGTAAACCATCTATTTGTGAAACGCAATTAACAACAAAAAGATTTGTTGTTCCCCCCGCATCCAAACTAATTGTTGTTCCGTCAACAAGCGAATTGTATAAACTGCAATTCATTAAGTATAATGTACCCGCATACATGAAAATTGGATTTCCAGATGTCGCATCACAACTAATTGTTCCATTTTTAACAACTATTAATCCAATACCTTGTGTAATTATGTTATTTATATTTGATTGTAAATTTCCGTTTAAAACAATTCGACCAACACCAACATTTGCACCCCACAATCCAACAGTTGTTCCCCCGTAAATGTTTCCGTTTATTGTGATTTGACATTGTGAACCGCTAGTATTTAAAACCATGGCTGAAATACCGCCCAAATATGCGGGTGATTCGTTTATTAAATCACCGTTTATTGTCAATTCACTTGTTGCGCTTGTCGATGTACAATAAACTATGTGTTTAAAATTACCGCCATAAACATTTGCTAATGTTAATATGCTTTTAGGGCAATTTATTATCACTTTACCCAAATGACTTGCATGTAATTGTTGATGTGAATGTGGTGATTTAATATAGTTTTTCACATTGATATTTACATTACAATTGTTACGCCATGAAAACGCAAACCCACTTCCAACTGTTCGTGTTGATTCAATTGAATTGAAATTGAATGTGATGTTTGATGTGCCAACGGTCACATTGTATGCTAAACAGATTGCACCGTTATTGACTAATTTGTCACCCTCTATTAAAACTTCACTTTCAAATTGCCATCTAAATGGATATTGCGACATTCTTAAATCCCATTTTGCGCTCCCATACCAATTAAAATTCACCGCCGAACCTGACAATTGGTCACTTAAATAAAAATAACCCGTGAAAACAACCCCAGATTCGCAATAAACATCACAATTATTAAATGGTGTAATGTTACCCGCGTTGAAAAATTCACCCGCACGAACAACAACAACGCCCCTTGTGGATTTTGTCAACGTTTGACTTGCAACACTATTCAACGCGGTATTAATTGTTAAAAATGGTTTATCAAAACGACCAATCAATCCCGTTGAATCATTTCCGTTTATATTATCCACAAATGCAACGGTTGAATAATTTATTGGGTTTCCGCCCCCACCGCCAAGGGGCAACTTAAAACCCGTGTTTGCGCGTAAAAATGTTAAAAGATAATTTGAATCGATTACATTATCGTTGTCGTCAGTCCACAAACCATCTGTAATTTGTTGAAATGGAATTACCATTTGCCCAAATTCCGATTCACGAATAATGAATGATTCATCTTTAATTGTGTAAACTGTATTCCCTTTGGAATATTCCGAAACAACACCAATTCCGTTTTGTTCAACGATGATGTAATTTCCTGATAAATATATTCTATTCATGGCTTCAATTTTTTTTCAAAGTTAATAAAATGTTCTGTTTGTTTTGAATTTATCCGACACCTTACATTTTAAAACGGCTTTTCGGCTTAGTTCTTTGTATTCAATCGTTGCGGATTCCGAAACAATTACGGGTAAATCCAAATAACGATATGAATGGTTGTGAGCGTTGTAATCCGATATAAATAATTGGTTTTCACTTAATAAATAAACATCCAACATTGGTTTGATTATACATTCATCCGTTGGTTCGGTTACAATTTCGTAATCATTTAAATTTTCACGGATAACGCGTTTCATTTCGCGATTTTGATAAATAATATTATCAATTTCGGTGTTTGGTTGGCGGTTTCCGATAAATCCACGGAAACGATGCGTTCCCTCAACACCCGAACCCGTGAAATCAATTCCATCCGTTTCATGAACACCACTAAATTTTGCCCAAACACGCGCCGTTGTTAACGCATTTTGAATTGTGTATGGTTTCAATGTGTAAATTCCAATGTTTAATGTTCCACTAATGCCCGAAATGACGTAATCAATCGACAATTCATAACAACCAATTCCATCCGAAACCAAAACATCCGCCCAATTTATGATTGTGAACCATGCATTCGGTTGATTTACGAACGGAACGGGTGTTGGGATGTAATTTGCATCAATACCGTTTTTTTGTAACTTGAAAACGGCGGAATCCGTTCCGCTTGATAATTTAATCCATGCGGGTGTTTTATCATTTTTCCATGTTTCCGCACCATTACCCGCCAAAACTAAATATTCGCAACAACAACCGATTAATCCGCGATTTTGGGGAATGAAATTTTCGGGCAATTTTATTGAATCATATTGTTTTTGCAATCTATCTTCTAAAGGTTGACATTTGCATGACAATGGGGATGATTGAAATTGTGTCATTGCTTCATTTATCATTTCCCATTCCGTAAATCTTCCTATTGGGCATGTTAAATTCAAATCCAATGATGCGAATTCAGTTAACGCAACCGAATCAATCACCAACCATTTTGTTCCGTTCCAAAAAATTTGAAAGGTGATTGCACCAACAATAAATGTGTATGAATCACGCCCGTTTATTGGTGAACCCGTAACCGTTTGACGTACATAATCAACCAAATCAAATGTGAATTGTAAATTAATACCACAACCGCAATTCACGGGTGTTGGTTCGCATATTTCGGTTGTGAAAACGTCAAAAACAAGCGATGCCAACCAAACGGGGAATGATGCAAACGGGCATGGTTCGGTGTTTTCTTTTAAACCCGTAACAAATGCAAACCCACCAATTCCATCGGTTGTGACGTTCCAACTATCTGTGGAATTATGCCAAATTGAATAAATGGTTGCGCCAATTGTGAATTGAAAATAATTGTACCCGTTAAACAATCCCAACGGCAACATTTCAATCGTTACGGGTGAACCTCCAATTTCTTGATATGTAAGTTTTAAACAATTGCACATGTTTAATAATTTTGTGAAATGTATGTTGAAATTTTTAATTGAATCCTATCTTTTAATTCTTGTGTAACGTAACCGCCAACAACAACCAAATCACTTTTTTCCATGGCGGTAATCCACCAACCATTGTTGATTGAAATAGCAACATCCCAAAACGCATTTTCAATTGTTGCGTTTACAATTCGCGGATAATTATTTGCAATTGCGTTCAATCGCAATTCAGCCATCAACTGTATGATTGCCACTTTTCCATCATGTTGACGTTCATAATATTTTGCGATTTCATCATTTAATGAATCGATTTTTGAATGGTTTGCAATTTTAGAATTCAACAATGTTTCATCCGTGATTGAATTTCCGTAAACTGACAATTCGTCATTTTCAATTTGAATCCCAATAAATCCATCAATCGAATTTGAAAGCATGATTTCATTGTGCAATTTAGATGAATTTACCAATGATTCATCAATGGTGTATGTTTTTAAATTTTCCATTATCCAATTTTTATTGCCGTTAATACTCTATTTCTTACAATTCCCGTTCCGTTTGGCACTTTTGCCATCAAAGAAATGGTTTGAAGTCCAACGATTGAAATCACTTTTTGCGTTGAAAATGCGCTAAAATATCCGCCAATTTGCGTTTTTGTTTCACGCCCCGTTCCATTTTCATAAACGCCCCCAACACCAATTGAAATAAATATTGATGTGTTGTTTGTGTTGTGTGTGCATTCACCGTTTGATTGAATTAACCATGTTCCCGTTGGCAAAATTATTGTTTGAATCGGATTGTATATTAAAGTAGTAATAGATGAACCAATCGCGGTTTCAACAAAAGATTGTGCATTTGGTGATGGCAAAGATGTTGGAAACGGTACGGGTGAACCCATCCCATTCAAATAATCTGTAGCCAACCCAATTGGATTGTTAAATTTTCCATTCAATGCACTTTGCAAATCCAATTGCGCGGACAATGTACCCGTAATTGCGCCCCATGCGGTTGATGATGCGGATAATTCAATATAGGTTGCGCCCGACCATCTAAATTGTTTATTCGTGTCCAATGCAATGTATATTTTCCCCAATTCACCAATCGCGGGAAATGATGCAAAATTTGCAAATTCCAAAACATCATCAACGAATGATGGCAATTGTGATGATGGAACAAGACCGCCAACCAAATCCGCTTTCAAATTTAGGTTTGCACTTGCAATAATATCCGCTTTTAATACCGAACCTTTTATTTTTGCGGTTTGGTAAATTAACCCATCCCAATAATCAATATCATAATAATCATTATCGCCAAAAACGAAACGTTCCAACGGGTATTGGTTTATTTGTAAGTTCATATTTATGTTGTTATTTTGTTATCATTGTTAGTTGTTACCTTAAAATCACCGTTTGTTGTAACCTTAAACGCAAACGGTTTTGAATTGCAACCTTTGATTTTTGATGTAAATTTAACACCATTCGACAAATCAATTGCGTTTGGGTTAAAAAAACATTCCATTCTTGCAACATCGGGTGTTGGATAAGTTATTGCAACAACCGTTCCCGCCATTGGTGAAAGCGGATTGTTTGAATTACCATCATAATCAACAACAGATGATGCAATAAAACGCGGTGATGATTCGGTTGGTTCAATTGTAATTTGCCCCCATATTTCCAATGGATTCCAAAAATCACCATTAACCAATGTATGTGTTGCAATTACGCGCATCAATTGGTTTTCAATTACAACGTCAACGGGTTGATTTGTTGCATCAATTACCAATTGAATTGATTGTGAAATCAACGGTTCACTTGAATAATCTTTAATTGTCAATAAATCCGTGAAAATATAACCCAATCCATTTTGAACCAATTCGATGTTTAAACGCAATTCCCAATCACCCGTATTTCCAAATGGAAACCAATTCTTTGTTCTTTGATTTGGGTAAAAATCCGCATCCGCGTTTAATTGTTGCAACCAATATTCCCAACGATAAAGGAATGGAAAATAAACATGAACACCATATTGAGTTGGCGTGTCTAATAACGGATTCAATTCTAAAATTGCATTTCTTTTTTCGGATGTTGTTGGTAATGTCATTTGAACGGGTTGAACCATGTTTAACAAATGTTTTCCAACGTTGTATGGCACGGATGAAAAATTGAAAAAACTTGAATTCAACGTGAATTTTTCCAATGTTGTTGTGTTAAACGCTTCAATTTTTGCCGTTAATGAATCATAAACAAGGTTCAAATCCAATAAGAATTTGCCCGTGAACGCTAAATCATCTTCAATATTTGCCGAATAACCCAAAGCGGAATCCAATGCGTTTGTGATGTTTTGTGAATGGTCGAAAAAAATGTTTTGTTGCATAACCAACACACCACCAACGGGTGTTTGCTTTTCCATTTGCGATTCAAAAACCAACAAATTCACATTCCCATATCGCGCCCAAATATAAAACGTTTTATCATCCATTTCACGCGCATCCATGAATGTACCAAATGCAACATTTGGTGTAAATACAAAATCAATTGTGTTTATTGTTCCAACGGTTGTGATGTTGGTAATTGTCATTGAATACCCCGCGCCGAATTCATTTATTTCAGAAAAAACGGGTGTTCCAATTATCGGTACATTCGTTCCAATAACCATTGCCAATTGTGATTGGTTAAATGGTCGATGTTTATAATAATCTGGATTGATTGAAACGTATGCGCAACCAAATCCAAAATCCGTTGATGCCGAATCAATCACAAATTGACCAATTGTCGGGTTTTGATAATCCAGAACATCAACACCATCAACCAATGTTGCATCAATCAACGATGTGTTGAACGCTTCATTGAACCAACCATTGTTTGCATCATCTGAAATGATAAATGAATATGTGTCGTATGGTTCACCAAATAAACTTGACCAATTAAATCCAACGTATAATTTTAAACAACTTGAAAAATCAAAATTTGTTTGGTTGTATAATCCCGACTGAATTATATCAATTGTCAATTCGTATGTTCGCAAATTTAACGGGTAAACGGTTACATCCTTAATTGATGCACCAATTTCAAATTGCCCCGATTGGTTACCAACTTGAACGCCATTTATCACGGCATTTGTAACGTATGAATTTAAGTCAAATGTAAAATTCGAAACCTCGCCATCAATCAAAGAAAATTTGTTTCCCGTTGCGCCGTTCAAAACATGATTCACATTTAAAACCAATGATTCGCGTTTTCTAGTTACAACTTCAATCACCATTATTTCATTTGATGCTTGAACATACCATTGCGAAATCATCCCAACATCAATTGTGTTTATTGTAACGGCGTTAACTGCCGTTGTCCACGTTGTAATCAATGTGCCACCAAACGAAAATATTGAAAATCGCACCGTATCACCAACTCGGAATCCTTCAGTTAAAAAATTTTCCGTTGAACATTGGACAATATTATTAACCGCATCCAAATAAAACAATGTTTGAACGCTTGTTTGCAATTGTATGGATTCGGTTATTGTAAATTTTGCCGTTACTTTATCACCCGTATTTGATTGATAAAATGTTTGCGAATTTCCGAAAACATCGGTGAAAAGTTTATTTATTATTTGAACTCCCATATTTTTTGGCTATTTCATTTATTTTGTCATTTTCACCGTTTTTTACATGTTCCAAAATAGAATTCACATCCATTTGAATTGGTAATATTTTTTCCCGATGTTCAATCGGTAATTGTGAAATAAATTTGTTATTCATCGAAATCAACTTATCCAATGATGATTTTAATTCATTCGCCAATTCATTAATATTTTCCATTTTATTCGTTTATTATTAACGTTTGAACTTTTCCAACCGCGTAATTGTCAGGAATACTAAATGAAATCGTTGCCAATGATTTTTCATCAACCCATTCCATTCGTATAATTTCACAATCCAATCCATCAATTTGCGCAAAATTATTATTCAACAAATATACAAAATCATCTTCGCGCAAACGAATCCGAACATCTGTTTTTGGTTTCCAACCGTTTAAATCAATTTGATTGATGTAATGGTATGAATCCCACAATGCTTTTGCGGAAACATAATCCTTAAAATTAGAGGGTTGGCGACCATTAATTGTGTATAGTGATTTTGTAACCGTGAAAAATTGTTGTGATATAGTCAAAACACCTATTCGCGCTTCAATTTGTGATGCAAAATTTGTTCCGCCACCAAAAATTCCCGTTAATGTATCAACAACATCAAAAAATTCTTTTGCTAACTTTTCCAACCAATTCAATTTGTCTTTTCGTGCGCCTAATGCAAACGGTACATTCACTTCATTCAATCCTTTAATCGTTACCAAATCCGCATTTACAACGTTTAATGGTTCGGTTGAGTATTCCGCATCATGCAAATCATAAATTTCATCGATGGTGTGAGAATCTGAATAATCTAATTGATGGCGGATGTAATAACGTTTCCAAATGTCGCCAACGTTGTATGAATAAGCATCATCGCGTTCACTTTGCAATGATAACGATGGATTCAATTGCAACAACGTTAATTGTTGCCACCAATCACGGCGTTCCATGCGCACAACACCATTTCGAACAACTGTTTTTGCGTTGTATTTTGTTTCCAATGCCGTAAACAATGAACCCAATGTTGGTGTTGT